CCCCCCGCAACTTCTATGTTTGGCGGATTAGCGTTTTTCAATGGGGAACAGGGTGTGGCCACATTGGGCTGTGCCCAATTGGCCAACACCCTTTCCGAAAAGTGCGTTAAAGACAACTGTTTTCCATAGTAGGAGATGCCTTTGGACAAAAAGCGCACATACCGAGACTACGTGTTCACGTGTTATAACCTCGATGCAAATTGGCTTAAAGGGATTGACTCAGAGTATATATGCTGGGGGGACGAAGTTTGCCCTGACACGGGCAAGCCTCATCTCCAAGGGTTCATATCCCTTGGTCATGAGATGAACTTCGATGAGATGAAAGCGCATCTTTTACCCCCGGAAGAAACCCTTGCTAAACGTGCAAAGGCGAAGAAGGCTAAGTGGAAGCCTATCCATTTCGAACCTCGAAAGGGCTCGGTAGAGCAAGCCATTCATTATACGAAGGGGGATGGTATGTTCACCAAGAAGAATAGGGGCAAGGGTGCGAAGGTTTACAAACCTCTGAACCTCATTTGGTTTGAGCAGGGTACACGCCCTGCGGAAGACGACCCAAAAGAGCAAGGCAAGCGCAACGACATGGAATACGCACGTGAGATGGTCAAGCAGGGTATGTCCCTGCGTCAGTTCTCTGAAGTGTGCCGTTCACATCAAGCCCTGAAACTATACCGAGAACTACTTGTTATTTACGAGGTGCCCCGTCTAACTAAACCATTTGTAGTGTGGCTCTGGGGTGATACCCGAGCGCAAAAGTCTAACCACGCCTATCGTATCATGGCTTCCAAGGACATGTATATCGAGGATAAGAGTTTTCACATACAAGACCTTGATTGGAATCATTGGGAAGGTTATGACGGTCAGAAGGGCATATTCATTGATGAATTTGAAGACACGAAGTGGGATTACAAGTTCATGTTGAAACTGTTGAAGGAACCACTCACGTTAAATATGAAATATTCAAGCAGAGCAATACAGGCGACAGTCATTGTCATCTCTGCGAATAAGCCACCCAAGGAATGTTATTCCTGGTTGCATGAGGAACGAAACGGTATATCTCACCTACTTGGACGTGTAAACAAGGTCTATTATCATCCGCCAATAAATGCGTTAAAGACAAGCGTACCTACGGAGTACGTATATGATGGCGTCCCGTGTGAAATACACGAAACGGAAGAGTCGTTCATCCCGAGGAGGCCGAAGGAAGATGACAATCAAGCGCATGCCGTCGACCCGGACACCTGCGATTGATAGGGTGGTCACCCGCAATTTCAAGTTTTTCGCCGTGACGGATTTGACCCCGACAAATGCGCAGGGCTGTTTAATCGGGAACGTCAAGGATAATTTCAATTCCAATAATATCGCACTACGCTTGACGAATATTCCTGGTATCACTCGTATGAAGGACATATTCACATTTTATCGCTTCGAACGTGTTACCTTCCGATTCATAGCCAGCACCGTGACGCAAATCACGGAGGATGCTGACACAGGCACGTCTGCGAGTTCTATTTCAAAAGTGACTCCTCGCTTTTACGTTACTCGTGTATGGGGTAACGAGCCTGGTAGTCAGTTCACATGGGCTACGGAAGATTCCTGCATGATTGACGGGAACCGTGGGGTTAAGATGACACGTGGAACAAAAATTTCATGGGTGCCCAACACGCTCCAGCCTGTTCAGACTTCGAGGGCACCACTCGCATCAAGTTCCACACAGCCACCAACAACTGGTTGGTTGCCAAAGCGTAAGATTTGGTGTAGTCTGCAAGACGATGAAATCATCTGGTATGGGTTGAAGTGGGCAACGTCGTCGACGAGCCACGATACCAATGAATTCCTGTACAAGGTATTGGTCACTGCAAAGATAAGTTTTAAGGGGTTGGAAGATTCCAATTACACCCAGTCCGCTGGTGGTGGAACCGTCCTAATCCCGTTCACGTCGCTGACGTCTTAAAACACACGTTCGTGAAAAAAATAAAGAATAAGATTATTCGTTTTGGCTTCGAGCAGGCGAGCGGAACGCTCTCTCCCCTGTGGGAGAGCGGTCTGCGAGCTCGCAAGCCTTTTTTTTTGCCCCTTTTCAGGCGGGGGTTAGTATTACCCCCCGCAACTTCTATGTTTGGCGGATTAGCGTTTTTCAATGGGGAACAGGGTGTGGCCACATTGGGCTGTGCCCAATTGGCCAACACCCTTTCCGAAAAGTGCGTTAAAGACAACTGTT